GGGAATTAGTAGCCAAAACTGATTTAGAAAATTTAAAAATACCAAGACGACAAATAATCAGAGATACATGCACTCACTCTTATAGATATTATCATGATGGTGCTTTTGTTTATACTAACATATCTTGTCCTTATACAGGCAGTTCTTATTTTACAGTTAACGGCACTCCAACAACAGCCGAAAATGATGTATGTGGTCGGAAATTATCTGATTGTAAATTACGATATCCATTAGATTCTGACCAACTCCCAACTAGAGCTTTTCCAATGGTAGCAAGGACGAGGTTTTAAATGAATAAATATTTTAATAATAAGATACTAATTGATATAAGAAAGTATGCAGAAGAGAAAGCACCAAATGAAATCTGTGGTTTTATAGTTGGTAACGAATTCTTACCTGTTGAAAATAAAGCTGACGACCCAGAATATAATTTTAAAATGTCAGGTAAAGATTTTATAGAGGCTTCTATGCATGGAAAAATCAGAAAAACATAAGATCCCATTTGGATTATTATTTCTTAGAAATAATAATTATTCTAATATTATATTTTTTGGTGATGAACTCCCAATTCAAGATTTATTAGGTAGGCCTTTTATTCATGGGGTATACGATTGTTATGGATTAGTGAGAGATTACTATAGAAAAGAATATCGAATTGTCATGAAAAACCATCTTAGAGAAATGGAATGGTGGAACCATAAAAGAGACAAAGATGGTAATATTATAGAAGAAGCTCAAGATATATTATTAGGTGGTAGTAAAGAAGAAGACCTATACGAGGTTGGATTAAAAGAAATGAAACAAGGTGATATAATATTTTTTAAAATAAGAGGTCAATATTGTAATCACTCCGCTATTTATTTAGGAAGGGATTTAATGATGCATCATTTATTTGGTAAGTTATCAAATAGAGAACCAATTGGACCTTATAGAAGATTTATAACTAACGTTTTAAGACATAGAGGTGTGTAATGAGGACAGTTCATTTATACGGTTGGTTAGCTGAAAAATATGGAGATAAATTAAAGTTTGATGTATCTAGCATTTCAGAATTAATGAAAGCCATGAAAGCTAACTTTAAAGATTGGGAGAGTAGTATAAGGGATGATGAGTTTGAGGTAGTAGTTGGAAAAGACTTAGATTCAAATCATTTATCAGATAATGAACTATATTTAAATTTTAATAATGATGATGATTTTCACTTAGCACCTATAACAGAAGCTCGAAAAGGTGGGTTTTTTAATGTTGTTATTGGTGTAGTTTTAATAATTGTTGGTGTAGTATTTATATCTACACCTTTTGGTGCCCCTTTGATGACTGCTGGTATAGCAATGACATTAGGAGGTATATCTCAGCTTATAATGGGAACTCCAGAAGTTGATGATTATGGGGATAGAGAAGATGCTGATGAACGCCCCAGTTTCTTATTTAAAGGTGGCGTTAATAATGTAGAACAAGGAGGTCCAGTTCCATTAGTTTACGGACAAGTAATGTGCGGTTCAACAGTAGTTAGTGCTAGTGTAAGAAATGAGGATATCGCTTAATGGATTATATAAAAGGAAAAAAAAGCAAAAAGAAATCTAAACCTTATGTGCCAATTGAAGATGAAAATAGTCTTAGATCTAATTCAGTAGCTCGTATAGTAGATGTTTTATCAGAAGGTGAAATAGAAGGATTTGTTCATGATAATGCTCTTGAAGATGTGTTTATAGATAATATTCATCTTTCAACTTTTGAGGGTATATCGGCTACTTTAAAAGAAGGATCTCCAACACAAACCCATATATCAGGATTTTCAGCTGAATCAGAAAATGCAGTCAATACTAAGTTACTTTATAATGTTTTAGTAACTAAAATTATAACAAATTCGAGCGTTGATGAGTGCATAATTACTGTTAGAGTCCCAACTTTATTAAAACAAGAAGATAATGGAGATCTCAAAAAAACAAGTGTTAAATTCAGAATTCAAATTAACTCTACAATAATTGGCACAAAAACTATATATGGTAAATGTACTTCTGAATATTTAAAATCTTATAGGCTTCCAAAATTATCAAATTATGGTGCTGGGCCTTGGGAAATTACATTAACAAGAATAACAGCTGATAGTTCAAGTGCAAAATTAGCTAATGATCTATATTGGAATACTTATACTGAATTAATTAATGAAAAGATCCCATATAGAGATACCGCTGTAGTTGGATTTGTAGCAGACGCTCAACAATTTGGCGGAAGGATTCCAAGTCGGTTATATCATATTAAAGGTATAAGAGTTAAATATCCCTCAAATTATGATCCGGTGTTAAGAACTTATACTGGTATATGGGATGGCTCTTTTGATTTTGGATACACGAATAATCCAGCTTGGATATATTACGACTTATTATATACTGATAGATATGGTTGTGGGTTTGAAAAAGATATAGGCGATGGAAATTACTTTATAGATAAATGGGAACTTTATACTATAGCTCAAAATTGTGATGTGTTAGTTGATGATGGTTGTGGATCTATAGAACCAAGATTTACATTTAATTCTGTTATTAATACTAGAGAACAAGCCCAAGTTATTCTTACATCACTGGCTTCTACTTTCAGGGCAAAACCTTTTTGGTATACTGGATTGTCTACATTATCACAAGATAGACCTAAGGACCCAGTTAAAGTAGTATCAAATGCAAATGTGATTGACGGTTTATTTCAGTATTCAGGAAGCTCATTAAAAGATAAAGTTACAAGCGTGAATGTTAGTTGGAACGACCCAGATGATTTCTATAAACCCGCCGTGGAAGTGGTTGAAGATCAAGATGGAATTGTTAGATATGGATTTAACACAAGAGATATAGTTGCTTATGGATGTACAAGTAGAGCACAAGCTGTAAGATTTGGAAAGTGGTATTTATATACGGAATTACGACAAACGACTATAGTTGAATATTCAGCTTCTTTTGATCACTTTCAATTAATACCTGGTGACGTAATAATTGTTAATGATGATCATTATATCACTAAGAAATTAGGTGGTCGTATCAAATCAGCTACTACTACTGAAATTGTTATAGATAGAAATATTACATTAGAATCAGGAAAGAGTTACACTATAGCGATGGAGAATCCAAAAGGTGAATTAGTAAGATCTGATATTTTAAATAGCCCAGAAACAACTGATACATTAACAATTACAGCTATAGCTTCTGGAGATGTGCCTCAGAATTGGGCTGTCTTTTCTATTAATTCTGATTCATTTGATGAACGACAATTTCAGATTGTTAACATGAAATTTAAAGAAGATAATATAGTTGATATAAAAGCACTGTTATACGATGAGGATAAATTCGATGCAGTCGATACTGGTATTTATTTTGATGAAAAGCACTATTCAGATATAGATGAGGGAGAATTAGATCCACCAACAAACTTAGACTTAGAAGAATATAGCTATACAGATGGTCAGAATAATTTATTTGGTGCTGTTCTAAGTTGGACTCACCCAGAAGATGCAAGAGTTAATAGATATGAAATTCAAACTAAGATAGAAAATGAATCATGGTATAATGAAGGATCAACTGAACAGAATAATTTTGATGTTAGACCTATAACAGAAGGTAATTATTATTTTAGAGTTAGATCTGTTTCAATATCGAGTTTTTCAGTTTGGGCTACTACATCATTACAAACAGTTTATGCAGATACTACAGCATTATCAGCCGTTACTAATTTACATGTAATAGGAGAAGATGGTGGTGCTTCTGATGAATTTACAGGGCGTGATTGTGAAATAGTTTGGGAATACGATTTTGAGGATAGATTTAAAGAATACTTTATAGAAGTTTATAATGGTGTTACTTTAAAACGCTCGATGATATCAAATAATAAATCTTTTATTTATACATATGCAATGAACTTAGAAGATAATGGAACAGCTACGAGATCTATTAATTTTAAGGTTTATGTAAGGGATGTATACGATACTTTATCGCAAAGTGCGGATATACAATGTTCTAACCCCATACCTTCAATG